AAGCCTGTTGGAATCAGTGCGTTATCCCGTTTGCTGATACTGGGCAAGACATTATCTTATGGGCGATGAGCAACGGCTGGGGAGGTCAAACCTACAACTCTTACATGTATCGCAATACCTTTGTTGGTGGTAGGGCAAACAATCGATTCCCCGGTGTCGAGAATTACGAGACTGACGGCAATGTGATAGTCAATGACAGTTTGTCAAATTGGGATACCACAATACAAACGACAGTTAACGCGAATCTCACTGCGACTTCGAGCACGACAGATATTGACGCTAATGGCGATTTAATTAATGGCTGGGCTCCCAACGAAGGCACTCACGGATATAAGGTGGCGGCATAATGGCTAGCGTAATTTCAGTATCAAGTGTAATCAGGAATAATGCCGCCTTTGCAGTCACTAAGTCAGGCTCTAATAATGCCTTATTTATTGTCGGACAAGCTAAATCGGGTAATACCGCTAGAAACATAACAGGCTGGACGAGAACGGCGGCTTTAACGGCTGAATATCATACCCCAGGCATTCCAGCAGGTTCGCTGCCATCTGTCCATAGTGTAGTAGGGAGTCAAACAGACGCCAATATTACCGAGGCATCAACAGCTCACGCGATAACCTGGAATGCCTCAATGACGAACGAGTTCTGGGGTAGTGCAATATTATGTAGTGGCATCGACCAAACCACACCTGTAGGTAGTATTAGTCAACAAGGGTTTGCCGCTGGAGCTTCTACGGCTAGAACCTTATCAGGCCATGTGAGTGGAGATATAGGCGTTTATGTCATATCGGATAGCCAATCAACCACGATGACCGCGCCCTCCGGCTGGTCGACCGCCTATCTTCTTGCTAACGAGGACTCCCAATTAGACAACGCGTCTGTTTTTTATAAGGAATTGGACGGGACTGAAACAACGGTTATCGCTGGAAATATCAACGCTTCGGCAATCGGTCATCACTATGTTGTCATCTTAAAGGCTGCTGCAGGCGGTAGTCCAACACCAAGCATATCAAGCATATCCACGCCGATAGTCACTAATACACAAACCACGATTACCGGCACTGATTTTGAAGCAACGCAAGGCACTGGCGCAGTAACGGTAGGTGGTGAGGATGTTACAGAATCATCATGGTCTGACACATCCGTTCAATACACCTTAGATATTGAATCGTCGGTCCTTAAGTACGGCTCTCATGTTGTCGAGTTAACCAATAATTCCGGCAATAGCGACACTATAGCGCAAGTCACTAATCCAATATCCACACATAGTTACGTGAATATTGGCACACCAGCAACCTCGGGCGATAGGGTAACGGCGGCGGGTGACTTAGCAACAAGCGACCAGGTTAGATATGACAACATCGTTTATGACGGGGTTACACCTACCGATCACACGGTAGAGGTTTTTGATGACGGCACCTTTCTCATAACGATTGGTGACGACCCAATCCCATCAAGCGGCCATTTCGAAGTCCGAGTTAATGATGGGACCGGATGGGGAGCGGCTGCAGATCAAACAGTCGTTATTAATACTTCTGGTGGTGTCGGCGGCCCGAGCGTAGGCGGTCAAAAAATGATAGAATCAACCATAGAACCCATGATTACTAACATGATAGAGGATTAAAATGGCAGCTTTATTGACAGCAGCAACCGAAGCAGACGCAGAGCAAAGTGTTGCATTAACAGGTAGCGTTTCAGTCGTGCCAAGTGGCGTATTTGACGGCGCGGTTATCAAACTGAGTATTCAGGCAGACGCTTTAACTAAGACAGAGTTTCGCACAATACGAAGCTCCGAGCCTTTCACTATTAATGGTAAGACTGGCCAGACCTTATTTGCTAAGGTTGAGAATGGCGGAAGTAATACGGCTCTTGATTTATCTGTTTTATAATGCGCCCATATAGCGTATAATAGATAAATGAGTCCATCGAAAGAAGCTAAAGAAGCGGGGTTAAAGAATATGATTGAACTATCAGTTATCTCTAATAAACCTCGTAAAACCTTGGAGAATTGGTATAAATCCAACCCTCAGCTATTTAAAGTAGTTGTTGCTGGTTGTGTAGCGGTAAAGAATGGAAGATAAATTAGCCAAAGAGAGTGTAAATCTTATCCAAAAAAAGCTTTTAGAGTCTTTTGATGGGAATATAATTTTCGACAGTTTTGAATATCCAGAAAAAGGATTTAAGGAGACTTTTGCTAATATAGATATCCCTTGGTATTTAAAGCCGTTTAAAAATTCAATTAGAGAAGTGTGTGCCGAATACGTAGCAATCAGGAAGTTTTCCGGCTCTAATGTAGTGACATTGAGGCGTCCAAAGGCGTTTAAGAATGAGCGATAACCAGGACGAGCTAATGAGCAATGAATACGTTAAGAGCAAAGCTCCAGCGTTTATTATTGTTTTTTGTGCTGGCTTTATGATGTTAATCCAAACCATTGCATCAGGTCTTGCGGTAGTTGGTTATGATGATGTTATCCGAGCAGACGCTAAAGCAAGAGAGGCTGAAATATTAAATAAGCCAGACAACGACTTATTAGAAAGAGTCAAACTATTAGAAGAAGAGATTAATAAACTAAAACTATTATCACACGAACCTGGAGGGCAAGATGGATAAATTAGATCGCAAAAAATTTGAAGAGGAGTTTGAGAAGATATTTGGAAAAAAGAAAAAATGAATCCGATTTATCTTGATTTAGATGTAAGTATATTCGCTAATTACACCTGGAGCTGGATGATATGATAAAGAAATCTCCCTATGGAACTAAGTATATTGGCAGTTGTTACAAAAAAGCATTCACAACAAAGAAAGAAGCAAAGAAGGTGATGAAAAGAGCGACAAACCCCAAGAGAAAGCTTAAAACAGCCTATCAATGCTGCAAATGTGGGTTCTGGCACTTATCGCACCTAACTTTAAAGCAGTATAAAGACAAGGTTAGAGATTATAAATTAATTAAATTTCTGGAGGAGGATTTAGCATGAGTTTTGATATTAAGGAACATGAGTGGGATGACTCACAGATAGAGGTTGCTGGCACTTGTAGCTTACCGATATCTGGAGAGCTTATATTTTTTAACCACGGAGCGCACAGGTTTGCCATTAGCAAATCAGATGCTATAGCAATAGCTAAGCACTTTGGGTTGATTGGTGGCGAGTCTATAACCATTTTTTCGCCAGACCAAGAAATACTTAATAATACGCCGTTTCCAATGACGTCTGATGTTAACTGGTACGACATGCCAAGCACGGAGGTTAAACCTGAATTTAGTCATGCTGGCGAAAAAATGGCTTATGATCACGTTTGGCGCGGATATTGGGCGAGGGACAAGTCATGAACAGTAAAACACCAAGAGCTTTTCTAGATTGCTTAGACATGCAAAGAAGAGTAAGAAAGCAATGGATACTCCCAAGGTACCAAGTAAAGCAATGTATGTTTGATGTTTACAAGCATCTATTAGCTGAGTATTGGAGATATTAATGCCTGCAGGACGGCCCTCAAAATACAACGAAGAGACAATATCAAAGACTCAGTATTACCTTGATAACTACGAGAGCATAGGTGATATGATTCCAAGTATTGCCGGGCTTGCTGTGTACTTGGGAATACATAGAGATACAGTTTATGACTGGTCGAGCCAGATTGAGAAGCAAGATTTTTCCGACATATTAGGTCAAATACTCGCCAAACAGGAGCAGGTTTTATTTAATAAAGGGCTTACAAATGACTTTAACGCAACGATTGTTAAGTTAGCCTTAGGGAAGCATGGTTACAGTGAAAGGCAGCACACAGAGCATTCTGGAGAGGTTACTCACAACATGAGAGATATCACTGAAATGTCAGATGAAGAATTGGAAGCGGAGTTAAATAGAGATGAGTGAGGATTTGCAAGTATTTATAATGGCCTGCGCTGTTGGTTTTTTGTGCGTAGTGGCCGCAAGTATTGCCGAGTGTTTTATTTCTAAATGCAAGAAATGGCTTTTCTGCGAGCCAAGCGAAGAATATAAAGCGAAAGTCGATAGGATATTCAAGCAAGAACTAAGAAAACTAAAATCTCGCCGGAATGGATAGAAAAGCCCTTGAACGCAAAGTCCTAATCAAACGAGAGCTTCAGAGAAGAAAAAGGGAGCGAGCTTCTAATGAGTTCACTGTATACGGCATATACTCCAAAACCGGAGAGCTCTTAAGGTGCTGGCAAGACCAAACAGGAAAGAGAGATTTTAAGCTAGTAGACAAAGAGCCAACCTGTTTTGTAATGGAAAAGCTCGAGCCTCTAATTTTAGAGAAATGCAGGGTTAAGCTAGTGTTTGGTGGTCGCGGTAGCGGCAAATCAGAAACGGTTGGTGGAATACTTGTAAGTCAGGCTAAGGATTATAAACAAAAAACATGCTGTTTCCGCGAATACCAAAACTCTATTGAGGATTCTGTTCATGCTCTCCTAAAGGGTAAGATAAATCAGTTAGGCCTGCTGGATTTTAATCCCGGCAATACTAACATCGAGCATAGGAACGGGTCTGAGTTTAAATTTAGAGGCCTTTCTCGCAACCCTGACGGAATCAAATCTATGTTTGGGTTCAAGCGTTTTTGGGGTGAAGAGGCTCAGGCTACCAGTCAAAACTCTTTAACTCTATTAACTCCAACGCTTCGAGAAGAGGGGTCTGAGATATGGTTTACAATGAACCGTATGAGCTCAGAAGATCCAATCTGCCAAAAATATATCAAGCCGTTTGAGAAAGAGCTCCTCAAGAACGGCATCTACAAAGATGATATGCACTTAATCATCGAAATCAATCACGATGACAACCCCTGGTTCCCCAAAACTCTCGATCAAGAAAGACGAAGAGATAAGGTAAATATGCCGCCGGCCCTATATCGACATGTTTGGGAGGGTGATTATAATGATTCTGTTGAAAATGCACTGATAGAGGCGGAATGGTTCGATGCATGCATAGATGCTCACAAAAAGCTTGGTTTCAAGCCAATTGGGGCTCGCTTCGCGTCACATGATCCATCTGATACCGGTCCAGATGATAAAGGCTTTGCGTTGCGGCATGGCTCAGTTATTGAGATTGTAGACACGTCTAGTGTTGGAACTATAAACCAGGGAGGTGATTGGGCTACCGGGAAAGCAATTCAGCTAAGAGCTGACCGTTACACCTGGGATTGTGACGGTATGGGTGTTGGGCTTGCTAGGCAGACAGATAAAGCTTTTGAGGGCAAGTCAATAGACGTGTCAATGTTTAAGGGCTCAGAAGCGCCAGACAATCCAGACGCAATTTACAACCCGGTCGCTATCAGTGGTATTAAGGGGCAAAAAACCAATAAAGAGGTATTCAAAAACAAGAGAGCTCAGTATTATGTATCCTTGAGGGATAGGGTTTATAACACTTATAGGGCTGTAATTCATGGCGAATACCATGATCCAGAAGAGCTAATAAGCTTTAGCTCAGAGATTGAAATATTGTCTCAGTTGCGAGCTGAACTTTGTAGAATACCGCTAAAACCAAATGCTAACGGGCTAATTCAACTATACACAAAGGATGAGATGCGGAGATTGTTCAATATACCATCTCCCAACGCTGGCGACTCAGTTATGATGTTAATGCGTAATCATGTTACAATAAGCGCCAAACCTTATATTCCTAGACCGGTGCAAGTTATGGGTGCGAGATAATGCCAGGATTAACCGCAAACGAAATAAGAAACCTTCACGATAAAGCCTATCAACACGGTCAATCGACCCGAGAAAAAGCAGCCGACGACCTTTTATTCTATTGGATTACCAATTGGGATGATAATTTCTTCACTAACGGCTGTGATTTAACCTATCGCGGTGAGTTCAACATGATTAGAAAGGCTGGTAGGCAAGTCATGTCAGACCTAAAGTCAAACCCAGTCCAAGTAGATTTTGAACCTAATGACGATGCAGACGACTCAGCCGCAGAAATAGCAGACGGTATGTATCGAACTGATATGAGAAACAATCAAGCCTTAGAGAGTGTTGATAACGCCGCAACCGAGTCTATTATCTGTGGGTATGGCGCTTGGGAGTTATACACCGACTTTAAGAAGAATCGAGAAGGCGACAACATTCAAGTTATTAAGCGCAGACCACTGTTTGAAGCCAATAACCAGGTGTTGTGGGATCCAAATGCCAAACTTATCGATAAATCAGACGCCGATTTCGTTTCCTGCTTAGTTGCATACAGTGAAGACGGGTATAAAAAAGAAGTTGCTGACCTTACCGGTGTAGATCCAGACTCAGTTACCCCAGGTTCCTTTTCATTCCCCGAGCATTCTTACGTATTCCCCTGGGTTGTAGAGGATGAGGTTTATTATATGACCCGCTTTTACCACCGCAAAAAGGTTAAGGCAAAGATCTATGTATTCGCCGATATCGTTGGCTCGGAGATGGAAGTGAGAGAAGATTTAATCGACGATAAAGAAGATGAATTAGTCGACGGCGGATTTGATTTGGTCCGTGAGGTTGAGTTGGAAGAGTTTCAGGTGACCATGTATATCGTTGGTGGGTATGGTGATGTGCTTTATCAGGAAGTCATAGCAGGTGATAATATCCCCGTGGTCCCAATGTACGGCGAACGCGCGTTTGTCGAATCACAAGAGCATTACGAGGGAATTACCCGGTTAGCTAAAGATCCACAAAGGCTCAGAAACTTCCAAATGTCATACTTAGCCGACATTGTTTCTAAATCCCCACGAAGGAAACCCATATTCCTACAAGAGCAAATCGCCGGGTTTGAGTTTATGTACGAGCTTAACGGCTCTGATAATAATTACCCTTACTTACTACAAAATAGACTTGACGGTAACAGCAACGCCCTACCAATGGGCGCAATAGGTGAAATGCCAGAGCAGAGTGCTCCCTCAGCTTTATTGCAGTCATTCCCATTAATTGAGAAAGCTATAAACGATGTAGCAAGCGCTGATTTGCCCCAAGATATCACCGATACAAACTTAAGCGGAAAGGCTCTAAGCCAGCTTCAGAAGCGGTTTGATATGCAGTCATATATCTATCAGCACAACATGAAGTATGCCCAACGTAGAGATGGTGAGATTTGGGCTGGTATGGCTAGAGTAGTCTATGACACTGAAAGAAGAGTACCCCTTACAAAGCCTGATGGAACCCGAACAACCGAAACGATCAATCAACAAGAGGTCGACCCTAACACGCTTCAACTGGTCACTCGAAACAATATTAAAGATACAACCTTTGAGGTTTATGCGGAAGTTGGACCTGATTACTCGTCGGTTAAAGAGCAAAACCGCGAAGAGCTAAAAGATATGATCATGACTATGCAGCCTGACGACCCGATGAGAGCTATCTATATGCTTACCTGGTCAGCCACTATGGACGGTATCGCAGCATCGGATATTAGAGATTATGCACGTAAAGAATTAATTATGATGGGTGTCAAGAAGCCTGAGACTGAAGAAGAATTTGCAATGGTACAGCAAGCCCAACAAGCCGCAGCACAACAAGCTCAACAGCCTGACGCAATGACCATAGCCGCGATAGCAGAGGATAAAAAAGCCTCAGCAGACTTAGCGGACGCAGAAACTAAACGATTGAGCGCACAGACAGACCAATTCAACGCAGACACCAAACGATTAGAGGCGACTATCAAGGCTCAAGAAGCTGGCATGAACATCCAGTACAAGCAAGCCCAGACAGACGGCCAAAGAATTGATAACGTCAACAAGGTCACTGGTCGAGATTTAAGACAGCGAGCATAGTGTTTGCCTATTCAAACCAATCTGATATATAATCATTCTATCTGGCGAGAGTAAACGCACCCCGAATATAGGCGGTTTTACCTATAGTTATCGTTACCAATACGAGGATAAAAACTTGGAACTATCTCTGAAAGAGCTTAAGGCTCAGAATGCGGAGGCTGATGAATCTAAAGATGAAAATCTAGAAGATGAGCAGCTTAAAGACGAATATATCGAGGTTGACCCTGAAACCGAAAAGCCTATTGAAACTGAAGAAGTTGAAGAGGATGAGGATGAAGAAGAGGCTGAAGATTCAGAAACCGTTGAAGCCTGGGAGCTAAGCGAGGATTCAGAGGACTCGCAAGACGGCAAGAAGCCTGGATTTATCCCTAATGCTGGCGCTAAAGCTTTGCGATTAAAAAACAAAGCCTTAAAGCAGGATTTGAGAGATAACCAGGGAGAGCTTGAAAAGTTACGCGCTGAAATTGACGCGTTGAAAATGGCTAAACCTGCCCCTGTTGACGATAGACCGCCAACGATGGAGCAGTATGATTACGATGAGGCAAAGTACCAGCAAGCTACCTTAGATTATTTTAATCGACAGATAGACGCTAAACTTGCCACTCAAAATCAGGTCACTCAACAAACTCAACAACAGCAAGCAGAAATCCAAGCCCGAGAATCTGCCGTTGATGGCATGTATGATCGCGCCTCAAACCTTATCAATGAGGGCAAAATAACTGTCGAAAAGTGGAAAAGCGCAGATGAGCTAATCCGAGATACTTTAGACGTTATTGTTCCCGGTAAAGGTTATGAAATGGCCGACAAAATAATTGCCAGTCTAAGTAATATTGGCGATGGCAGTGAAAAAACTTGGTATTACCTGGGTAATAACCCGACAGCATTAAATCAGTTGGCTACCTCACTTAAAAGTGACCCAACAGGATTGACGTTGATGGGCATGCTTGGACGAATCCAAGAAAAAGCTACTAAGCCGGTTCCTAAAAAACGTAGTGAGGCACCAGCACCAGCAAAAGACCTTAAAGGTGATAACACCATAAGGAAAGGTTCGGACTACCACAAGGCTTATAAGAAGTCTGAAGATGTAGCAGAGCGAATTAGCATTAAGAGAAAAGCTAAAAAAGCTGGAGTTGATACCTCGAAATGGTAAGAGGTACTAACCAATGGCAAGTACGGGTAAAATCGTTGAGGTGTTATTTGAAAATGCCTTAGAAACTTATGAAACGCAGGACATGCTTATTCCGTTAACTGACTTCTTTGAGCCTGACGGCGCATCGATGCAGAACGCGGGCAACTTTGTTTGGCGTCCAGTCCAACAACACGCACCAATCATTACTGGTTGGGATTTAACAGGCCAAGAAACCGATATCATTGAAGAAACTTACCCAGCAGTATTGGGTGAGCCAAAGAATGATTTTGTTAAGCAACGCGCCGATGATTTACGTGATACTCAATTCTGGAAGCGTCGAGGCCAACAAGCCGGTCGCCGTCAGGTATCTGAGTTGAACCAAGCAATTACTAGCGCAATGCTCAATCAAGGCTCTTTGTTCTATCGTTCTAATGCAACCTCAGGCTTTGATTTCATCGCCGAAGGTCAAGCAATTATGAATGAGCGACAGGGCGAGCATACACAGCGATGCTTTCTGTTAAATGATCGCGATAACCTTAAATACTCTAAAGATTTAGCAAGCCGCGAAACCATTAAAGGCCGTCCAGAAGATACCTGGAAAACAGGTCAGATTGGTTCGATGGTAGCTGAGTTTGATGTATTTACTGGTTCATTCCTGCCTAATCTGGCGGGTGGTGCAGATCCAGCAACTACCGTAACAGGTGATCAATCTTTCGCCCCTGAAGGCGGTACGGTTGACGCTAATGGTGTTTGTACTAACGTCGATTATCGTAACGCAACCATCCCTGTAGCGGCTTCAGCTAGTTACAGTGTAGGGGATAAAGTGACCTTCGCAAACGGCGGAACCACGGTTAAAGCGTTAGGTTTAGACGACAAGACTGACACCGGCCAGGCGATGACCTTCACTATTAAGGCAATCCCTAATGGTACAAGTGTTATTGTTTCACCTAAGCCGATTGCAGCAGATGATCCGGGTTTAAGCGCTCTTGAACAGGCTTATGCCAATATCGATACTCAGATCCTTAACACAGCAACAATGAATCGCATTAATACCGATGCGTCAGCGAAAGCTAACTTGTTCTGGGATAAGGATGCAGTTGAAGTATTAGGCGGTAACATCCCTGCTAACTTGTTTAAAGAGTTCGATGGTAAAAAAGTCATCTCCGAAACAATGGCTAACGGGCAAAAGATGTACATGGTCTATGATGGTGATATTGCCACAATGGACTTTAGATATCGTCTATTTGTTTGGTATGGCATTACAATACGCGACCCAAGACGGGTTGGCGTGGCGGTTTCTTTCTAACCTCCAGTGTGTTGCCCCGTTTCGGCGGGGCTTTTTTTATGCTAAAATTCTCCAAAACCCGGAGGAATATTTATGGCAGTTGTAATGTATAAAGACGGTGGATGTGTTCGTATTGAACCGGAATTCATCGATAATCACTTAGCACTTGGTTACTCACTTCAAAACCCTGACAAACCTTTACCTGAAATCATCGAAGAATACGAAGAGATTAAGGAAAAGCAGGAGGATATGATCGAAGCAGCGGAAGAGCTTGACGATGATAAAGAGGCTTATTTCAGGCAGAAGGCTAAAGAATTAGGCATTCGTAACTATCACAATATGAAGATTGACAATCTTATCCCTAAAATCGAAGCATCATTAGCTGAGATAGAAAATGGCACTGAAGACTAAAGGCGAACATATTAATAAGGCTTATACCGAGCTTAGAATCTCAGGGATAACGGTTAACGCTACCCCCGAAGAAAACGCTATTGCCCTAGATTCGCTTGAGGATATGATGGCGGAGTTAGAAGATCGAAATATCTGTTTAAATTATAATTTTGAAGAGACTCCAGATCCATCCACTAACGCTAATGTCCAAAGACCTTACAATAACATGATAGCGACTAACCTTGCTGTCAGGCTATTAGCAAGCTTTGGTAAAACGGCCAATGAAACCCCTTCATTATTCCAACAAGCCACTCAGAGCTTATCCTGGGCGACGAATTCGACCGCAGTCGTTAATGAGACTAAATACCCTAGACGGCAACCAATGGGGCAAGGAAATACATTTAGGTGGAATCGGTGGAGACGATATTTTCCTGAAGATCCCAATGTGGTTATATCTTGCGAAACCAACAACCAACCACTCAATACGATCAGAGATTATACTGAAACGTGGGACACTACTTTACCTACCGGGGAAACTATCACTTCATTCGAGGCTGATCCAAGCAACGGGCTAGAAGTTACTGCATCAAGTATAGGCTCTGACTCAAGGAGTATTGATTTTACTGTTAAATCAGTTAAAGCCGGCGTTCAAGAAATTACTATTTCAATTGTTACTGATGTATCTACCCCAGAAAATAGGGATGTTAGAATTGTTAACTTTAATATTGAGAACAACAATACCCTGGATGGTAGCTGATGAGTGAGACTATCCCTCATACTGCGGTCCCTGCAAAGCAGTGGGTTGATCTCTATTTAAACACCGGAATACCGAAAGGATCTAGGGTCTCTATTCAAAATATCGGCTCGTCTCAAGTAAGTATTGTTGAGGCTGAGGCTGAACCTAGAACACCACCGCCAGAAGATTACGGATTCAATATCGTCAAGCCATGCGAATTCGTCTCTAATAAACAAGGCTCTCTTGGTTTGTGGGCATACTCAAACACAGGGACAACGCTTCAGTTATCCCAATCAGGGATACTTCCAGCATCATTCGCCGACACCGGGCAAACAACACCCTTAACCGCGTCAGGGGAGGTTAGAAACGCCCAGGTGACACCCTTAACGCAGATAACAGCCCAATATGGCTTAGGGGAAAATATATTCACAGTGGTTGATTCTGGCTCGTCCGGCAGTGTCTCCTCAAATAATTCACTATTTATCTGTCAAACTGGTACTGCGGCTGATGGGTTGGCTACGATTTTAACATTGAGAGAATTAACATTCAGGGCTGGGCAGGGTATTTTAGCCAGGTTTACAGCGGAATTTACCTCTGGCGTTGCAAATAGTCAACAGGCGGCGGGGCTAATCAATGCAGAAAACTCTTTCACCTTTGGTTTTGCTAATGACCAATTTGGTATACTTTACGCGAGTGACGGAGAAGTGGAATACCAGGAGTTAACGGTAACAACTCCCGCTGCGGGTTCAGAAAACGCAACCATTACGGTTGATGGGATTGGTTATACTGTCCCCCTCACATCAGGGACCGCAAGCCATAATGCTATTGAAATAGCTGGCTCTCTGAATACTCAGGTACCAAACTATCGATTCAGCGCCAATAACGCAGAAGTTACCGCGCTAGCGGTTGTTAGTGGTCCACAGGGGAGTTTTGCGTTTACTTCGGCTACAGCGGTTGCCTCATGGGTGCAGGTAAATGCCGGAGCCAATGTGACGGTAGATTTTATTCCTCAGGCAAATTGGAATATAGACACCCTGTCAGATTTTAATTTAGATCCAACCACCCTAAACGCTTTTGAAATTGAATTCACTTATTCGGGATGTAGATTTAGCATTATTGACAATGAGGGAGATATAAGGGATGTACATTATATTTCATCTGTCAACGTCAGCGCTACGCCGATTGTCACCACTCCGTCATTTAGGTGCGGGTGGATAGCGAGAAACCTTGGCAATACAAGCGATTTAACGGTCTCTGGCGCATCTGCCTCTGGCTTTGTCGAAGGGGAAAAGCGCTTTGATTCTGGCATTAGGGCGGAGGATTCTGCCGCATTAGGTATAGGGCTGGTAAATACAAGTCTTTTATGTATCAGAAATAGAATAGAGTTTGGTGATAGAATAAACCGCGCCGAACTACTGCCAAGATTTATCAGCGTATCGACTGATAGTAATAAAGCATCCTTTTTTCGCCTCATTCTTAACCCCACGTTTTCTAGTGATGTCGTTTTTAGTTATATTGATGAGGAGAATTCTATAGCGGAATTCTCAGAGGATAATGTGACGATAACGGGCGGGAGGCTGGTTGGTTCAGTAACGGCCTCGTCTGGCGCTTCCGTCACGGTGAGCTTTAATGATGAGCCAAACACTGATACATTTGTTGCGCCGGGCGATATTTTATGCCTATCGGGAAGGGTGTCTAGTGGTGGGGCGGCAGATATGGATGTTTCTATTAGCTGGCAGGAGGATGTGTAATTGGCATTGCAAGACGCAGCAACAGCAAAATCAAATTCTGATCTAGTGGAAAAACACTCAGTCACCTTTAACGAGGAGTCTATGGTGGCGTTAGATGCGGCAATTTCAACGGCGGTTGCCGGAGGAAAATACACCGTTTCTATCGACTTTCAGACAAAAGAGGAGGGCGGCGTGGTCAGTATTTTGCATTCAGATAGCTCCAGCATCACATTAGAGCATTTTTTGTTGGCGTTAGATGAAAAGGGGTATAGGGCTTCAATAAAAAGCAAGCCCTATAATGAATCAACCATCCAAGTAAGCTGGAGTTAAAAATGAGTTATTCGACTGAAAGCAAAGGCCGCAGAAAAGGCAAAGGCAAAAAGACGCGACCTATGAAGAAAGGCTATTAAATGATAATATGGCTTATTGTTTTTGATAGAGTGCTACTATGGGCAATAAGTTAGAAGTCCCGATTTCGCTGGGAGATAGATCTGCAGACAACGTAGACTATCGTGATAACCTATTAGTTAATCGAATCATGGTCGCTAGAGACATAAAGGGCGATCAAGGCTACACTTTATCCCATTCTGGCCTCACCCAATACGGTACTGCTGAAGGTATTGATCGCGGCGGTATTTATAACGCAAGACAAAGAAACCATTTAAGAGTATCGGGCGACTCTCTAATCGAGGTCGATACAGACGGTTTGACGAGTGTTATAGGTGTCATCCCTGGTAGTGGTCAGACTTCCCTGCCTTATTCTTTTCAAACTCAAGGAATAGTCTCTAACGGTAGGTTTTGGCTCTATGATGGGACCACATTGACCGAGGTTTTAGATCCAGATTTAGGTGCGCCCATCGATGCCGACTGGATTAATGGTGTTTACTTCTTCACAGATGGCGAAACGCTTTATCATACTACGGCGGCGAGCGAAACGGCTATAGAACCACAAGCCTTTGCTACCTCAGAGTTTTCACCCGATAGGACTTTAGGCGTTTTAAAAAACAAGCAAAATCAAATGGTGGTTTTCAATCGATTCTCTACTGAGTGGTTTGTTGATCGCGGAGACATTACCCAAGCTGGACAATTTAGGTTCAGACGAATTGAGGGTAAAAGCGTTAAGTGTGGCATTGTCGGCACTCATGCAAAAACCGAAATGGACGGGCAAATATTCATTCTTGGAAACCGAAAAGAAGAATCCCCATCTGTCCATATACTGGCAGGTGGTAATCAAAACACAATCGCTACCCGAGAAATCGATAAAATTATCGCTGAATACAATGAATCAGAATTAGCGAGCGCGGTCTTAGAGGCAAGAGTTCAAGACAGAGACAAGTTTATTATAGTCAGACTATCAAGACACGTCTTACTATATAATCACGCTATAGCTTTAAAGTTTGGCATTAAGTACGCGTGGACCATCCTAAAGACTGATATTGATGGCGATTCTCCATGGAGAGCTAGAAACGGCGTGTTTGATCCAAGAAATTCCAAATGGATTTACGGTGATTCGCTCGACTCAAGACTTGGGGGATTAGATAACACCACCAACCTACAGTACGGGGAGAAAATCGAAGAAATTTTATACACGCCCATCGTCCCATTAGAACAAGTTAGTATTAACATGCTTGAAATCGACTCTTTGCCTGGATTTTCAGCGGATAGTGTGGATTGCTTTGTTTCACTTTCTTATGATGGGGTAACCTACGGCCAAGAGGTTGTTGTCCAGGTTTCTAGAAAGTTTGATTACAATCTTAGATTTATTGCTAGAAGGTTAGGGTTTGTCAGGGATGAAGTGAGTTTTAAATTTAGAATTGTAGCTAATGGGCGAACCGCATTAAGCAGAATGGTGATTGATTTCTCATGATCGAAACAAGACAAACAATTTATACTTACGGTGAGTGCACCGACGAGAATCCTCAATTTACCGAGAACATGACCGAGGATTACATGGGTAAGCATGAGGATATTAACGAGCTTATCAACTTGTTAAATAACGGTGATTTATCCCCGCAAAGCGGAACCGGAAGCCCTGAAGGCGTAGTTCAAGCCAATTATTCTCTCTTGTACATCGATACTAGCGGGCCGAATGTGCTCTATTTTAACGATACTTTCGGGGCGGATACGGGCTGGGTAAGTGTGCCGTAATTGTGATAAACTATACAAAATTTAATCTTATAGGTGAGTGTTATGGGCTTGTTTAGCGGAATTTCCAAGGCTTTATTTGGTGACCCAGGCAAAGATATTCGGCGGTCTGCCGATCAACAATTAGCTTTCCAGCGTGAAGCGTTAGACTACGCTAAAGATTTAGACAGGCCATTAATTGAGGCTAGAGGTCAGGCATTGCCGTTACTTTCTGGCTTTTATACTGGCGATGAGGCAGCTCAACAAGAAATAGTCGACCGAGCAATGGCTAGCCCCTTTTACAGCCAGTTAATAGAAACAGGTCAAGAGGGCGTTTTGGGTCGAGCGGGCCAAATGGGGTTAACCCGTTCAGGGAACGTTGCCGCCGACCTTTCAAGAGTTAATCAAAATGTACTTCAAGGGTTAGTCGGTCAACAGTTGAGTGGCTTACAAGCGCTATCCAGCCCGCAGCTTAGCACTTCTGGCATTACTGGCATTTTACAGAATATGGGGCAAACCGCTGGTCAATCAGGCATTGCTCAGGCTAGAGCAAATCAATCTGGAATAGGTAATTTATTGGGTGGGACGCTTGGCGTTCTTGGCTTGCCTGGTGTTTTAGGTGGTGAATAATGGCTAATCAGTTCGACGTTACTCCATTAGGCGGCTTCAATCTTGGTGCTGGCATCCAGCAGCTAGGGCAGACTATTGAGCGCAGACAAGAGCAAGAAGAGTTAAAGAAGAGTCGTCAAGAAATGCAAGATGCTGTTTTAGCTGCAAGAAAAGGCGATGCTGATGCGCTGGATAAGCTTTACTCGATGAATCCAGATCTAGGATTCAAGTTAGAGGGCCAGATAAAAGATTTAGAAAATCAAGGAAAGCTCAGGGCGACAACTGATGCAGCGATACGATGGGCTGGAGCTACAGATCCAGATCAAAAAATGCTCCTAAGAGAAGAATTCATGTTGTCGGATGAGATAGATTTTGGTGACGACGAAGAAAATATGACGGATGAGCAACTAGATCTCGCCACTAATCTATTTTTGCATAAACAAGGATTATCCCAGAAGGGGCCATCTATCGGCACTTACAATCCGAGAGACTACACAACCGAGTCGTTTTCTGAATTCCAAAGAACCGGCGACCCTGGAGTGTTGGAGAGATACGAAAAGGATCAATTCAAAGAGATTGGCGGCGTGACTTATCGGTTGAATCCAGCCACAGATAAATACGACATTGTTGTTGATCCTGAAAAAATCGCAGAAACAGAGGGGAAGATTGCGGGAGCCAAGGAAGAAGGAAAGCTTAAAAAGGAGCTTCAGTTTAAACCCCAAATACAAAAAGCGGTATCTCTTGCTCAAGCGGAAGCAGCCGAAAGAGGCGAGGTTTTAAACGACCTTAAGAGGGCTGAGGCGGCACTTCCTGGCCTAAAAAACGCTATTGGTCAATTAAGAGAGCTAGCCCCCATCGCGACAAGCACAATCGGCGGAAAGATATTTGATCAAGCAGTAAAGCAAACTGGCTTTGGATCGACAAAGGGCGCTACCGCGAGAAAGAAATTTATAGCTATCATTGACAACCAGGTACTTCCATTATTAAAGCCTACCTTTGGTGCAGCTTTTACCGTTCAAGAAGGTGAGGCATTGCGGGCGACGATGGGCGACCCAGACTCAACCCCAGAGGAAAAAATGGCTCAATTGGATGCTTTTATTGATCAAAAAATGAGAGATATTCAAACTAAACAATCTCAATTGGGAGTGGAGTCGACCCAGTTAACCGATGAAGAGTTAGACGCTAAATACGGTATTGATTAATGGCAACTGAAGAACAGCTAAGAGAAGCCTTAAGAAAAGCTGATGCGGCTGGAGATACTGCAGCGGCCCAAAGGTTTGCCGAAAGAATTAAGGAGCAGAGAGCAGTCCCGCAAGCTCAATTGCCTGATCGCGGATTTATGCAGCAATTGGGCATGGATGCGCTGGGAGCCTTAGAAGGTCTTGCCACGGTTGGATCAGGTGTTGTCGGTCAAATCGCCGGCGGTTTAGAGGGGATAGGCGAATCTATCGCCACATTAGATCCTTATCGGGGCGCAGAGCGCGCCAGAAGTGTATCCCAATCTCTTACGTACGAGCCAAGAACCCAAGAAGGACAGGCGGCCATAGGGAAGCTTGGGGATATATTTAGCTTTTGGACTGACTTAGAAGATGACTTAGGTGAAGATGCTCTATCTCTTGCTGAGAATTTAGGCTTAAAAAGCCCAGAAGCAAAGGCAGCTTTCGCCGCGGCCAATATAACCATGTTAAACGCAATCCCAGAGATGCTAGGATTTAAGGGAACTCAAGCGTCTAAAGTAAGCAAAATGCAAAAAGCTGGTTTGATCGATGATAAGGGAATGGTGACTCAAAAAGGAACCGATGTTTATCAAAAAGCCACCAAAAGCGAAGATTTGCCAGTTGAAGAAGTCACTAAAAAGGTTGCAAAGAAAGATATTCAGGCCGCAGCTACAGCAGATTTAGATCCTGCTATTATCCAATCAGCAGAACGATTAGATATCGATATTCCTATATCTGCAGCCTCACAAAATAAGGCGTTTCAGGAAGCGGCGCAATCAACGAAGTTTTTACCTGGATCTGAATTATTAGCACAGGAAGCGGCAGCAATCGCCAAAACTCAAGATATAGCAAATAACCTGGTTTCAGATCTCAGGGGCGGCGACTTGGATGTATCTGGGTTCGATTTTGACTTAGGCGAAAGGTTCACCAAAACCATTGACCAAATCAAACAATCTGAAAAAGGGGCTTATAATGCCGTTAAAGAGACCGTTGGTAAGCGTCGAGAAGTCAACATGGCAAACGCAACAAGCTATATATCGGAGCGATTGGCCGACCTTGGCGGAGATGCGACAGGATTATCAAAACCTGAAAAGGCTTTACATGCGCTGGTTAAAAAAGCAGAAGATGGAAACTTGATAACTTATGAGCGTTTAGACGCCCTAAGAAAATCCATTGGAGAAGGATATCAAAAAGCCGGAGCATTTAAAGATGAAGCCACAAAAAGCCTTGATGATGTTTATAATTTAATTACAGATATTCAAGAGGGCGTTATAGGTGGTATTGATGAAAACCTATTAACCGCATACCAGGGCGCTAAAAAGCTCACACAGCAGAGAAAGGGCATTCAAGACTCAATGATTAGGCTGTTTGGTAGAGATGCGGAGTCAGGCGCATTAGCTCCAAAGGTCGATGGTGCAGCTAATGCCTTGGTGAAAGGTAATGTTAAGAAATTTAATCAACTACTAAAAGATGTCCCTAAAGACCTTCACGGCGATTTATCAGCGTTAATTTTAGATCGCGTTTTGGGATTTGGCTCAAGAACAGCGGACGGTTTGGGGGAAGGGTTTGTTAAGGCTTTTGCCAAGCTCAACAAGAATAAAAGAGCTAAGGAAACACTTTACTCAAAACTTCCCAAAGGAGTAGGTAAGCAATTAGATGATATAGGCCGAGTATGGACTGGACTAATTAGGTCTAAAGCCCTACAAAACAACTCCAAGACAGCGAGAGACTTATTTGCCGCAATGGATGAGGGTGGCGCGTTAAGAAACCTTCTAGCCTTTACAGCAGAAGAAACGGCCCCACCAGGAACCAGAGGGATTGCCTCAAAAGTGGTTCGAGCTAAGGGAAAATCCAAGCTAGAAAAAGCCGAAGAATTAATCACATCTAAAGAATTTACCCAAGCCGCCAAAGCCAGAGCGATGAACAAAGGCAATCCAGAGGCCGTTTTAGCCAATTCAAAAGCCTATCAGTCGTGGTTTGATGGGCTTGATAAGGCAACTCAAGAGCAGATCGCAAACAGTGGTTTTTTTGAGTGGTTAACCTCTCCAGCGGTCGCAGCTACACCAGCGATAGAGGAAACAGTTAAAGAAGATTAATTTAAGCCAAAACCAAACCAAGAGGCAAATATGACACAAATAACCAACCAGCCGATGTATGTAAACGATACAGTGACATCGCGCGCTGTATTTAATGGCAAATTATACTTTGGTGTTGTTGATGAAGATCCACGAATTGAAGCCAATCAAAAGCTTGTCAGAGGTATTCAGGAAAACGGATCTATAGTTAACCTGTCACAACCGATATCAACCAATTCAGGTGGTAGTCCTACTTATAACGGCTCTGTCGTTATTCTGGATATTGACGGAGATTACGCCTACGCGGCAGATAGACAGGACGATACTCAAGTTTATTACTTTCCAAGAGTCGAAAACCCTGAAGATGGTAGCGCGGGATTCAGCGGGGTTGTTGCTACCGAAGATGTAACTTTAACCGCACCGGGTCAGCTTATTGTTACCTTAACCAACCTGGGCGCAAACGAATCTGTTCCTTATTACTTCCCTAAAGGCGGGGTTGGCGATCAAGGCTGGCTGTACTCACCTGATGACTACACGGTAACCGGGGCGCAGGAAATCACCCTAACATCGTCTCGGAATATAGGGGATATTATTCAATTTAGACAATGGGATCCCGCGGGTCAGCTTGTAGAGGTAAATGAGGATACTGTACCCTTCCTTGTTTTTAATGACGTTACAGCCGCCCAGACAGCCGCTACAAACGGAAATATCGAAGCAGGGGACACAGTAACCCTAAATGGCAACGCAAGCTCAGGGGATGGATTAGGGGGTGATAAGTACAATGTTATCACTACAGCCTTTGCTAATGACGGCGTTAATTATATCGATTTAAACGGTACTTTACAGCTCGAACTCCAATCGAATTATTACCGATTTCAAAACTATGTTGAGGTTGTTGGAACCCCTACGATTAACGCCGGGGTTTTAACGGTCGACCTAGACGAAGGGGTTAATCAGTCTGTCACATTGACTGAAAATGTCTCAAGTGTGGTTTTTGCCAATTTTAACCCTGATAACACCTTATCAAGCACAGTGTCTTTGAGAGTTGTCCAAGATGGTGTTGGCGGTTGGGGGGTGTCTTGGACTGGCGCTACAATAGTTTGGCCTGGTGCGACCGCTCCGACAGTGACGGGGGCTATAGGTGCAATTGATCGCTTTATATTCACAACCTATGATGCTGGATCTACTTGGGAAGGTGTCACGGTGGGACAGGATTTTAGCTGATGCCATTAGGATCATTAAAAGGCTTAGGATCGACAGCCGCCGGAGTGGCTTATACGGTTTTTTGTACGCCTACTGAGTCTATTACCGATAATCTTCCACCAGGATCTCACACATCCTCGCAGGTAACCGCTAATGTGACGGGTGGTCAAGAGCCATACACCTTTACTTGGACCAAATTAAGCGGTGGCCCTATTGGGATCTCGGATAGTAGCGCTCAAGTCGTCACGTTTAACGCTAGTTCAGGGGGTGGTGATTTACAGGCCACTTATGAGGTAGAGGTTGAAGATAATTTAGCCGCTACAGTCACGACCACAATTAATGTGGAATTTTTATTTTTAGAATAGCCAAAACCAAACTAAGAGGCGATTATGGAACATTTTGATACAACCAGTAACTTTATTAGTGATCACGTTAATTCATCGGGCTATGCTGCAGGTGATGTGATTAAGACCTATGGTTATTCCTCTTTGGGCGGTGTTGGTGGATCTCGATGGAAGGCGACCGGTAATATTATCGCGGCCTCTCAAGATCCTTTGGCGCTAAACGATATTAAAATGTCTGACGCGTCAGGGAATGAATTTGAGTTAATGGTGGAAGAGTCGGGAATTATCGATCTGAACGTATTGGGTGGAACCTCAGCAAGCTATATTAACATCGCCACTAGTGCAGGATTGACTTATTCTCAAGGTCTAACCTCAGATGTGAGCAATGATATCGTTAACCAAGAAACCGTTGACACTATGATTAATACTGCAGGTGTATCGGTCGGAGAAGCCCACAGAACCGCCGAATTCTCAACCGGTAACGGTGGTGGCGGTACTTATGATGCTGTATTGACTTCGAGTGTGACACCTAATGGATTCGACATTATTCAAGGTGTAGCAGATCCATCCATTAGTTTTGTTTTACGAAGAGGCGATATATTTAATGTTCGACAGTGGGGCATCCTTAACAATGGGACTGGTGATCAGTCTACAGGCATACAAAGGGTTGTCGATTATGCACAAACTTTAGTCCAATCGACTTTTGGTATAGCCGCCCCTAAAATTTATTTTCCCGCTGGGACATACGCTATAGCCGCTCAAATCACCAAAAAATCAGCGCCATGGGTAGGTGATGGCGTTGACAATACAACTATTAAATGGAATGGAGCTACCAATATACCTGTGATTGTCCAGGATGGGGCGACAGCGAGAGGGGGTAACTCAGCTACATTTATAGAAGGGTTTTCTTTATATGAAGGAGACACGCGACCGCAAGACTGGTTATTAATAGAGGATAATGCATCTAATTTTGGTGTCGATTTTGGATTTAGATTAAGGGAGATAAGATTTAGAGGCGCTTCTAGATACCTATTAGATATACAAGGTTATGTTAATGCTCATTGGTCACACCTTCGTTTTGATGAGTGGGACGATTATGCCATAAGAATAACACCATCAGCAGGGCAAAACCTAAGCACATTTAACCTTTCTAATTGGACAGCAGATCATATGTCCGGTTCAACTGGCCAGGGATTTATGTTAATTGATAATACGGCAGGATTGTCTAATATTGGAACTTTGAGGCTTGCCGATGCAAGATACGAAAACAACGCCACACTAACCGGTAATAAGGCCTTTATTGTAATAACAACCAATGTCAATGACTGCGTTCAATTACAACTAGAAAACCTAACATATCAAGATACAGGCAATGTAACATCAGGAGATAGCTTAATTTATATGGATGGAACTGGAGCGGCTCCCTCTGTGATTTTTCAAAATTTCAATCCCGACTCACTAGACACTTTGTTTGGTGGAACCCTTCCGAGCGGCTGGGGTGGAGCCAAAGCAACAGCCATTCCTTACCAATACGCTAATTTTTCTAGGCAAAATGCAATAGCTTTCCCTAAAACGTCATCGGGAAGTTCTCAAAACATGCAAATCTTTCTTGATGACGCTACAGCTCAACCGGCCATTGAAATATTTAGAGGAACTGAAACGAACCCCAGAATTGAGATAGATAGCGATGGTTTCTTTAGGCTTGGAGATGGTGCGAGCGCTGCAGACACATTAGTGAGAAGAACAAGCGCTGGAATACTATCAATCGACTCTGGCGCGTTAAACTTTGCTGTACATACTGGCGCAACTGCCACAACAGCGCAACTAACAAGTCTTACTGCAGACATTAACACTGAGGCTAAATTCAACGGTAAGATGGTTAAAAACACTACCACTAACCAAATGGTTTTCTCTTCAGGCAGCGCCGCGGGGGATATCTGGAGAGATGCGAGCGGTACTGGCGTACACACTCCAATCTAACTATTAAACAAAAATACTTATAGTATATAACAATTGTACATAGGTCTTTTGTTTGGTTATTATTTTACTACAGTAATTAATTGAGAGCATTAAATGAGAGTAGAAAACAAACGAGGCCCAAAGCGGATGAGCGATAAAGACCGTAGAAAGCGATTCCAGGCTGTTGTGGCTCCAGCCACGCTAATATGGTTAGAGAAGCAAAAACCATCACCAGGGCGATTTTTGGACGCTTTACGAGAGGGTATAGAGGATGGAGAAAAGAAAACTTAAAGCTATTGCGTACTGGATAGCATTTTTATTTGGTGCCTTATTTTGGTTATTTATATGGTGGATATTATGACAACAAGAGCGCAGCAACTCGATAAAATCGAAAGGGACGGCTGGTATCGTAAAGGCTTAAACGGCCCGATATCAATGGTATCAACCGTCAAAGACAAGCAAAACCAGCGTTTCACTTTTAACAACTTTACCAAAGGTAAGAAATAATGGATGAATTAAAGCTAGAGGCGAGGCAGCTCGTCTACGAATGGGAGGGCATGGCGGGCCGATACTATCAAAAGAACACTCCTGAAGGGGAGATGGCTAGCGACATGCTTTCTGTGTGCGCCGACCAACTAAAAACCATTATAGAGGCCCACGAAAGCAAATTACCTAACCTAAATATCGATATCGGCGAAGAATTGCCAGATTTATTGAAAAAGCAAGCGGAGTGAATTATGCCTATCAACTCTCATGAAAGAAAGCCGGACATATGGAGAAAAGGATACTTAATCGATGTTTGGGAACTTGAAGAGTGGGAGAGGGATTTAAACGAACACTGGATGTATTTTCTAGACTTTGCAGCCTTACAGGTGAATATCTTGTTAAGAATGAATCAGGAAAAGGGAAAATTACGCTGTAGTGAAGTATTGAAATACATGATACAGGACGAATGATGAACAACAAAGATAGAGAAGCCCTTAGCAAGCGATTAATGAAAGAGCTAAAGGAATCCTCAAGGGAATACGAAAAAGCTCTTAAACAGGCTAAGAAACGGCTTAAACGGCAAATACATTAGGGTGGTGAGATGAGTGAGTTAAAATTGGTTAAAGATATTGTGGATTGGTGTGATAAGCACGATTTGAGTTTTAGTGCATCTGGAGAACTCGATGAGATTATAAGCCCTTATTATCAATCAATCCCCAAAAGCCAGATTCAAGGATTGATTGACAGATGGAAAGTTAAGGAGTTTAAGTTTAAAGACGCGGCTCCTTTGGGCATTCTTCTTGAAGAACTTGAAAAACTAATCCAATGAAAGACTTATTCTATATATCCGGCTTTGTATTATTTAAGATAGTAACCTGCACTATTATATTGAGTGTATTGCTGGTTGTTTTGGTGGTTTCGTTGATTGGAGATTATAGATAATGGCAAAAAGCACTGGTGGCAAGTATGAGGAAAAATTGAAAGAGGTTTTTGAGAAGTCCCTTAATAGATATTACTCTCTAGACTCTTTCCCTGAACTGGCCAGAGACTGGATTAACGAGCTTATTGAGGAAAATAAAGAGCTTATGGAAGAAATTTCACGGTTGAGAAAAGATAAATGAGCAAAGTAATTAACGTCGATTTCAGCCAAAACGAAGGCTATATCATGGATAGCACTTACCCTGACGGCTTAAAGATTGATGGCGTTTATGTTGGCAAGCTGGCCGGATTAGTTGGTGATAATGGCAATTGTGTGGTTGGTCTAAAGGCGGATGATAGTGTTACAGGCCAGGAAATGAAAGTAAGCGAGCTAAACCAGTTTTGTTTAATGTGGCTTGCTGTTTTTGATCCAGATGTTTTAAAGGAGGAAGAGTAGATGATTAAAGTAATATCGGGTGCAATCGGGGTAATTTTAGGTTTTGTGATTTTCTGTTTGGTCATGGCTATTCCAGTGATGCTTTTATGGGATTGGTTGATGCCTGAAATATTTGGATTGCCAGAGATAACATTATTGCAGGCTTTAGGATTGATGGTGTTAAGCGGCATCCTTTTTAAAGGCGGCGTATCAACAAGTCAAAATTAAACTTGATAATCAAAATAAGGAGGTAGTATAATTTAATTGCTGATGTGGTAATCAGCTTAAGTAAACAAGGTAATAAGAGTCTTTAAAAGCAGAATTTCAGTAGGCCTTAGTTGTTTTCACCTTGTTTAAAACTAATGAGCTGTTACCACCTGAGGTTTTGCTTTTAAGGGCTTTTTTATGCCTGTTTGTTAGCTTGGCTTGTCGAATCTTCACTTTTTCGAGAGTGTTGGCCTTGTTAACCTTCAGGCACCCTTCAAAGCATAAGCCTGTTTAAATGATTGAGTTAGAGTGTTTCTTGCCTTTTTACCTCTGCACAGATGAGCTAGTCGAATCCTAGCTCAATCACCTAAGCAGGTTTAATCCTCAATAGTCAGCCTTTTAACTCCAGTCTATCGGGTAGCCAATGTTCGGCTGGCAAGTTATGTCAAACTGAAAGTATTAACGTAGGCGGATGTCAGAATACTTAGCGTTAATACCAGAAGAGAAAAGTAAGTATC